TGGCCTTTGTTGCGGTTCTCCACGTTCGGGTTCAGGTCCGCTTCATTGCCGCCGTTGCTGAACTTGCCGATCCGGGCGTGGCGCTCGGACTGACGCGCCAGCAGGTCGATTTCCTTAAAGTCTTTCCCTTCCTTGTGCTCCTTCGTGATGAGCTGGCAGTAGCGTGCGGCAGTGGTCAGCTGCATCTGATCCAGCGGGCCATAGTCGCCCCACTTATCGCGTTTCTTCCAGCTGTGAACGGTTGCGGGTTTCTCTCCCAGCATTTCAGCAATGCGGGCGATACGGTATCCCTGAAAGTACAGCAGTAAAGCCTGCCTGCGGGGATCAAGGTCGTCGGGGGCGGGTGTCATATTCATGCAGCCAAAATACGGCCCCGCCGCTTCCTTTTCCGCCATCCCTCGTTGTGTGGTTTCCCGCACAACGTCCGTGCGTTGTTTCGATCCCCCCTACGCCGCAACCATAGGGCCTCACAGAGTTTTACTGACCGGAGCCTGGACAATGGCAAAAAAAGCAAAGCGTTTTCGTATCGGGGTGGAAGGTGCCACCACGGACGGGCGCACCATCGAGCGCAGCTGGCTTGAACAGATGGCGGCAAATTACAGCCCTGAGCTGTATACCGCCGTGATCAACATGGAGCACATCAAAGGCTATACGCCTGACAGCCCGTTTCGCCGCTTTGGCGTGGTAGAAGAGCTGGACGCTGAAGAAATCAGCGACGGCCCGCTGAAAGGCAAGCTGGGGCTGTATGCCCTGATCAACCCGACTGACGAGCTGGTCACGCTGACAGGCACCATGCAGAAAATCTTCACCTCTATGGAAATCCGCCCGGAGTTTGCGGACACCGGCGCGGCCTATCTGATTGGCCTGGCCGTGACCGACGATCCGGCCAGCCTCGGCACGGAAATGCTGCAGTTCAGCGCCAGCGCCGGGGCGAACCCGCTGGCAAATCGTAAGCAGCACCCTGACAACGTTTTCTCTGCCGCTGAAGAAACCCCGATCGAGTTTGAGGATGTGGCCGACGTAAAGCCCGCCCTTTTTACCCGCATCAAGGCGATGTTCAGCAAACAGCAGCAGACCGACGCGGCCCGCTTCAGCGACGTGCATCAGGCCGTTGAGCTTATCGCCACCGAGCAGCAGGACCTGAGCGCGCGCATTGAAACGGCGCTGAGCGAACAGGCCGACAGCCTGAAATCACATTTCGGCAGTGCGCTGGGTGAGGAGGTGCTGAAGCGCGAACAGCTGCAGGCGGACTTCACCGAACTGCAGCAGCAGCTGAGCCGGGAAGATGGCCGCCAGCAGGTCCGCCCCCGCACACAGGGTAACGGCAGCGGCGGCGAACTGCGCACCGACTGCTGATGCAGCGGCAAACCTTATTAACGAACTGAGAAAGCGAAGCGATGAAAAATACTACCCGTTTTAAGCTGAATGCTTACATGTCTGTCCTGGCAGAAATCAACAAAATTGACCTGTCCGCACTGAACAGCAAATTCACCATTGAGCCGTCTGTGTCGCAGACGCTGGAAAGCAAAATCCAGGAGTCATCCGCGTTCCTGCAGGCCATTAACATCATGCCTGTCGGTGAGCAGAGCGGTGAACGTCTGGGTCTGGGGATCGGCACCACCATTGCGGGTACCACCGACACCACCGTCAAAGAACGTGAGCCGACCGATCCGACCTATATCGACGGCGACGGCTATAAATGCACGCAAACCAACTTTGATACGGCCCTGCCTTATTCGAAGCTGGATATGTGGGCAAAGTTCACCGATTTCCAGGTGCGCATTCGTGACGCAATCGTGAAGCGTCAGGCGCTGGACCGCATCATGATTGGCTTCAATGGTCTGAAGCGTGAGAAAACCTCCAACCGCGTGCAGAACCCCCTGCTGCAGGACGTAAATATCGGCTGGCTGGAAAAAATCCGCCAGGAAAAACCGTCACAGGTGCTCGGTCAGCACATCGACGACACCGGCAAAGTGGTGTCGGACAAAGTTACAGTTGGTAAGGGCGGGCTGTTTCGTAACCTGGACGCCGTGGTGATGGGTGCGGTGTCGGAGAAAATCGGCGTGCAGTATCAGGACGACACCGAACTGGTGGTGATCTGCGGCCGCCAGCTGCTGGCCGACAAGTATTTCCCGCTGGTCAATCAGAGCCAGCCCAACACCGAAGCGCTGGCCGCTGACCTGATTATCAGCCAGAAGCGCATCGGTGGTCTGCAGGCGGTGCGCGCGCCTTACTTCCCGGCGAATGCGCTGCTGATCACCCGCCTCGATAACCTGTCCATCTACTGGCAGGAGGAGACGCGACGCCGCTCCATCATTGACAACCCGAAACGTGACCGCATCGAAAACCTTGAGTCGGTCAACGAGGCTTACGTGGTTGAGGACTACGACTGCACCTGCCTGGTGGAAAACATCGAGCTGCTGGAGCAGGAGTCTGAGCCTGAAGCGGGGCAGATGAGCGAGGCGGAGATCGGGCGCATCGCCACCGTGGCGGCGAGCGTTGTGAAGTCTATGACCGGCAACGCTGACGCTGTCGCTGACACCAACACCGGAGCGTGACCCGTGACTAACCCTTTCCGCGCACATACGCGTTTTATTCAGGCACAGGAGGCCGCCCGGTCGGGCGGCACCGGCCGCAGCGCAAAGGGGTATGACCTGATGCTGCTGCAACTGAGTGAGGATCGCCGCCGCCTTAAGGGCATTCAGTCCAACGTCAGAAAAGCCGAAATCAAGGTGGAGGTACTGCCGAAGTACGCCGCCTGGGCTGAAGGCGTGCTAAGCGCGGACGGCGCGCAGCAGGACGACGTGCTGATGTACGTAATGCTTTGGCGTGTTGACGCCGGTGATTATGCCGGTGCGCTGACGATTGGCCGCCATGCGTTAAAGCATGGCTGGGTGATGCCGCTGGGCCATCGCACCACGGCAACGGTGCTGGCCGAGGAAATAGCCGACGCGGCAAAGGCCGCTGTGCTGGCAGAGGCACCTTTTGAACCGGAACTGCTGCTGGAGGCGCTGGAGGTGGTAGATGCGCATGACATGCCCGATCAGTCGCGCGCCCGTCTGCACAAGTCTATTGGCTGGGTACTGACGGAAAGTAACCCCGCGTCAGCGCTGAACCATCTGAAGCGCGCGCTGCAGCTGGATGAAAAATGTGGCGTTAAAAAAGACATAGAGCAGCTGGAGCGGAAAATCCGCAACGCCAGCTGATAACCGGACGTGCCCACGCGCGGGGCGGCACGGGGTGGCGACAGGCAGAGCCGCATCAAAACCCCGTCCACCGCCCAACTATTCAGGAGTAATAAGGCATGCAGTTTGTAGCGCCGGAAAAGGCGACGGGAACGCCGGAAATTATCCCCAACAATTCATTCTGGCCGGACATCGATCTGGCGACGTTTCGAAGCGTTATGCGCGTAGACGGTACCGTGACGCCGCAGCGCCTTAAGCAGGTGGTGCTTACAGCGATGGCGGAGGTTAATGCGGAGCTGTATCCATGGCGCGAGCAGCAGGAGCTGCGCGGATTTAACAACCTGAACGGAGTACCGGCGGAGCAGCTTGCCGGACGCAGCGTGCGCCTGCATCACTACGAAAATGCAGTGTGGTGCTGGGCGCGTGCGGTGCTGAACGAGCGCTATCAGGACTTTGACGCTACCGCTGCCGCAGCGAAGCGAGGGGAAGAACTGGAAGATGCTACTGGCGACCTCTGGCGCGACGCCCGCTGGGCCATCAGCCGCGTACAGAATGCGCCGCACTGCACCGTTGAGCTTATCTGATGAAAGTGCGTGCGCTGCAGTATGACACGGTGGACGCACTCTGCTGGCGTCACTACGGGCGCACGCAGGGCGTGACGGAGCAGGTGCTGCAGGCGAATCCGGGACTGGCCGAACATGGCCCGATTTTACCTCACGGCCTTGAGGTTGAGCTGCCGGACTCTGCGCCTGCTGCCACCTCTCAGACCGTTCAGCTTTGGGACTGAATCATGGCGGAGAAAATCAGCACCGTTATCACCTGGTGCATTGCAATTCTGATGGCATGGCTGGGCGACCTGTCGCTCAAGGATATTTCAACGGTGGCCGGATTGCTGGTCGGGATCCTGATGGCGTTCATCAGCTGGTACTACAAACGCAAGACCTACCAGCTGCTGGCCAGCGGGCGTATCAGTCGGGAGGACTATGAATCTGCAACTCGTTAAGCGTTGCGCCGTGGGTGTGGTGCTGGCAATTGCCGCCACGCTGCCCGGCTTCCAGCAGCTGCACACCTCCGTTGAGGGGATGCGGCTGATTGCGGACTATGAAGGCTGCCGCCTCAGTCCCTATCAGTGCAGCGCGGGCGTCTGGACAGACGGGATCGGAAACACCCACGGCGTGGTGTTGGGAAGGACAATCACGGAGCAGCAGGCGGCGGGGAATTTCATCACCAACGTGTTGCGGGTCGAAAGCGCGCTTGCGCGCTGTGCCGGGGTGGTGATGCCGCAAAAGGTGTATGACGCGGTGGTGTCTTTTGCGTTCAACGTCGGCACCGGCAACGCCTGCGCTTCGACGATGGTGAAGCTGCTGAAGGCCGGGCGCTGGCGCGATGCCTGCAATCAGCTGCCCCGGTGGGTGTACGTCAAAGGCGTTCTCAATCAGGGGCTGGATAACCGCCGTGCGCGGGAACTGGCCTGGTGCTTAAAGGGTGTCGGTACATGATGCGCCCGATCGTCCTGATTATGGCTTTGCTGATTGCAGCGCTGGGCTGGCAGTCGTGGCGGCTGAATAACGCCAGCCACACGATTGAAAGCCAGGCCAAAGAACTGAACAGCAAAAAGCAGGCGCTGACGCAGAAGAACAGCCAGCTGATTGCCCTGAATATCCTGACGCAGACCAGCAGCCAGGCACAAACCCAGCTTTATGCCGCTGCTGAAAAAAATAACAACCTGCTGCGTGACCGGCAGCGGCGCATTGAGGAACTCAGGCGTGAAAATGAAGAACTTCGTATATGGGCTGATTCCCTTTTGCCTGATGCTGTTGTCCGGCTGCGCGCAAGACCGGCCATCGCCGGAGGTGAATCTTACCGTGAGTGGCTGTCCCAAAATCACCCGGTGCCACCTGGAGCCGTCAGCGCCCCGAAGTAATGGCGAGCTGCTGGCCGCGCTGGATGACGCTGAAGCCGCCTGGGCGAACTGTGCCGACAAGGTGGACACCATAGTGACCTGTCAGGAAAAAGACGATGAACAAGCCGCAATCCTTACGAAAAGCCCTGAATGATGCCGTGTCATACGTGCGCGAAAACCCTGACCGGCTCCATCTGTTTGTGGATAATGGCTCGCTGGTTGCCACGTCTGCTTACTCCGTTTCGTGGGAGTACCGTTACACGCTGAATATCGTCATTACGGACTTCACCGGCGATCAGAATCTGCTGATGGCACCCATCCAGTTCTGGCTTCGCGATCACCAGCCTGACGCGCTGCAAAATACGGCAGAGCGGGAAAAGCTGTTTACGTTTGAGGTGGATATTCTTGGTAATGACCGCTGCGACCTGAGCCTGAATCTCAAGCTGACCGAACGGGTGATCGCCCGCGAGGTGGATGGCGTGATACAGGTGGAGGCGGTGCCGGAGCCTGAGCAGCCGGATGAATTCTGGGCATCATATCAACATGGATAATCTGCAACAGGTTGATGCCTGGCTTGCCGCGCTGCTGAATCAGCTGGAACCCGCCCAGCGCTCACGTATGTTGCGCGAGGTGGCGCGGGACGTGCGCAAAATTCAGCAGACAAATATCACCGCACAACGCGCGCCGGACGGAACGTCATGGGAGCCTAAGCGCGTGACGGCCAGAACGAAGAAGGGCCGTATTCGACGGAAAATGTTCACCAAACTGAAAACGGCGAAGTACCTCAAGGCGCAGGGCAGTCCTAATCAGGCTGAGGTGTCTTTTACCGGGCAGGTTCAGCGACTGGCCCGCGTGCATCATTACAGGCTTAGAGATAAGGTTAACCGGCGCGGGACTGAGGTAAAATATACGGAAAGACCGCTGATTGGCATGAATGGGGATGTTGAAAATTCAGTAAGAGATACACTTCTGAGCTT